GTCCAAACGAAATCGGAAGGTTATTTGGTTAATATGGTCCTTGAAACAGGGGGGGTGATCACCCCGCCTCGCTTACTGGATCTAGAACCAATCGTAGGGGGGGTGATCACCCCTCCTCGCTTACTACGATCTAAAGATTTGGTTACTACCTTCTTCCTTTCCGAACATGAAGTATCTCTATTAATAAGATACCTATGGACGAAAGGAACCCCACTTGACATACGTATTAAGCTTTTATACGCCCCACTATCCTCTAATTTCACTTTATCCGCCACTTTTGCAAGTGTCGTTACTGATGAACTCATAGGATCGTAGGCTGGCCAGTAAGAATAGCCGCGTGTCGAGTGGATTTGTCTTCTAATAATTGTAGAAAATCATTGCGAATACATGAATTCATGTACCGAAATAATGATCACTAACATAGTGAACATCTGCAATATATTAGAACACAGAAGGAAACTTAGCACTAATAATACCCAACGGAGATCAGTTTCCTTACGTATTGTTAAAACACGTAAGTACTCTAGAGTTCGCCAACGTATAATTAGTACCAGGCCTGTAACTACTTTCTGAAGTTGTTGTAACAACCTCAAGAATAAATTTGGAATAACAGGTACTACTACAGCAATGTAAGAGTACATGAAATTCATAAGTGGATGAACAATGGGCCAATCACTTCTATTCTCAGGTAGACGGAACGTTCCATCTTCCCAAGACTGTCAATTAGGTACATAAGTCCAAGGAACCCTTACCAGGGCACCAAGGTACTTACCTAGTTTATTAAGTTCCTGCTTAAATGATCGGATAGAATCCAATATAGTTGGTTCTTCGTCTGTCTTTACTCAGCGTAACACAAGGTGGGGAGGTTTTCTTCAAAACCCTCACAGTGTAACAGCAGAGATAAATTGAGAACGTCAGAAACCATCAATAAAGGATCCGAACATCCAAGAGGTCACCTTTTTATCTAGGTATCATAACCCACTTCTCGGCCCAATTGCCATCAACACTCTAATACGCACCCTAACTAACGTTCCAAAGAATGGTTCATTTGGAGCTGCAAGCTGATTAAGCTTGACAGTTATAAATTTACCGTCCTTTTTAATCCTCTTTTGGAAGAAGAGTTTTAAAATAAGACTTTCTAAGGACGTAAAGTTAAGAAGTGGCAATGCTCGCGAACCCTCAGCGCTTCTCTTCCAATTTCTGTAGTTAGAATAAGTATCACCGTCCAAATTGATAACCTCTATAGGCTTAACCGGAGGAGCCAAATTTGACTCCCGAGATTTATTCATATAGAACTTATCTTGAAAAGTGATATTATCCATTCCCCCTGTAGATTGAGTTTGATATCCTCTAGTATTCTCCTCCTCCATTAAGGATTTGAAGACACTATAGGCCTTCTTCTCAAGTCTAAACATTGGGAATCTTTTAACAACTAATTCATAGATGATAGATGGGAGGAACTCGACATTTCGTATAAAGAGTAGGATGTTTTTGGCACCAAGTGGAGATATGTTGTAACCATTGATAGTTCAAAGTTGTTTAGCGAACTCCAATACCGTTCCATCAAAGCCTTTTATCGGATTAATCTTCATACCTAATTGCATAAAGATATCACGATAGTACTTTGCCACCTTCTCGTGTGCAAGAGCACCGTCATCACCAAGGACTGCGTAAAGCAGTTTCTTGGGATTGACACCTGCATGAATTGAGGCAACCCGAACAATAACATGATGTGTTAGGGCTAGACATGCGAATGAGGAGTATGCTCCCATCGGTTGACCAACAGAATATCTGATGGTTTCACCTTTGAGATCTCACTCTCTATCCAGTACGCCTTTCCAAAGCGTACCCTCAAATCCAAGGATATTCAGGATTTGCTCTTGTAGAACAACAGGAAGACGGTCCGTCGCAG